AGAACGGGGCTTTTTGGACGGTGGCGGATGAATACCTTACCTTAGACATTAAAGCCCCACCGATTTATTGGGAAGCGGCCGACAACAACGAATACGCCACTCGAAACCGCATTAATGAGCTTTTAAATAAGTCAGATGAATTCACACATCCGGTCACGGGAGAGCGACACGCCCCCGGCTTATATTTTATCAAGAAGCGAAGCGACCACAACTTTGGGTGTTATAACGCCATCGATCAATTGTTGGCCCAGCGACGTGAGGAGCTTGGCTCAGATAATGGAAGAATTATATATGCAGATGATCGAGACACAAAAATTACAGATCACGCATATGACCCAATTCGTTACTTTGTTGCGATGCACTCGCGTGGGCTGAAAACTAAACGAAGAGAAATCCCCCAACGCAGCTTGTTGGCCTTTGATCGCTTCGCGAAGATGAGAGAAGTTCTAAGACCCCTTTCTAAAGGTTCAATGCCCGCGAAGCGGGACTGGGTTTCATAAATTAAGTGGAAAATAACTACTGGACAAAACGATTCCACGCAGCGGATCAAGCCTACGATTCGTGGGCTAATGAATATATGTGCGCCACGCTGGAAGAGTACTACCGTGGAAAGCAATGGAATCTCCAACTCTCACTCGGGCCAGATAACCGCCCCTACACTCTAAATCTGGTCTACTCTACCATTAAAATCAAGTTAGCTAACTACTTGGTAAATACGCCATATATTATAGCAGTGCCGAAGGCAATAGACGCTTCATACGATCTAGAGAGAAGTCTTGCTTCCGCGCAGCGTAAAGAGGCTTACGTCAACACTATAATCCAGAACCCCAAGAACAAGTTCTCTTTTAACTTGAAGAAATGTATTCGTGATGGCTTCTTTAGGTTTGGAATCATGGAAGTTGCGTATTCGGGTTCGTTTATCGAGAATCCCAAGGCACAGCGGCCAGAATGGGCCTCAGATCAAGACAGTGAGAAATTTAAGGATCGTATCATCACAAAACCAGAACTTCTCACCGAAGAAGAGCATATCTTCTTTAGACGTATTTCACCTAAGAACTTTAGAGTCTCCGAGCGAAGCGAGGATTCGCTAGCATCTTGCGACTGGTATGGATACTATGATTACGCAACAAGATCAGACTTTGAGAAAGCCACCGGAGAGAAAATTGGTTCAATTTCCAGCTCGGAAACTTCCGCAGAAGCTAAGTATAATAAGGAAGAGAACGTAACCAACGTCAAGAACGCGGTAAAGTACTGGAAGGTTTGGGATAATCGTTCTCATAAAAAATACATTGTCCTGGACAATGATGGGGAGATTTATTATGAGGAGCCATTTACCTACTCTCCTATCGTGGATTTTCGTTGGGATTTGAACTTTGATGGCTTTTACCCAATTCCTCCAGTGTTCCACTGGCTTTCACAGCAGGACGAAATTAATGAGGCCAGAGAGCAAGCGCGAAATCATAGAAAAAGATTCGTAAGGAAATTTCAAGTTGGTAAGGGCGTCTTCACGCATGAAGAGCTTTCTAAATTCAATCATGGCCCTGACGGAACTGTTATTGAGATGGAAAGAGTGGACAATCCCGGAATTGTTCCCATCGCAAATGCTGATCTCGGCGCACAAGCAATTCAATCACTCGGAGTAACTCGTGAAGACTTCAACATTATCTCCGGAACTTCTAGCGAAGCTCGCGGAGTCGCGGATCGCCAAACTGCAACTCAAGCCCAGATTATCGAAAACAGGTCGAACGTTAGGGAGACCGCGGACACGGAAGACGTTAATACTTTTATCACAGAGATTGCACGGCTTGCAATCATCACAGCCGGGGACCGGCTTACCTTACCAGTTATGGTTGAATCGACTGATAAGTCTTCCCAACTCTACCAAGAATACAAACCCGAGACGGAATATAAGCTCTTAAATCCAGCGGATCTAGATGATGGATATGAGTTCAAACTTCTTGTAGACGTAAGTTCGACTTCTCCAGCGCAGAATGAAGTGGAGAAGACCAAGTTCATTGAGTTTATCTCAATACTTAAGAACTTCCCAGAACTAGCCATGAGTCCGCTTCTCATTCGAGAAGCAGCATATAAAGTGGGATATCGAAATGAACGGGTAATAAGAGAGATGCAAAACGCGGCGCTTCTACAAATGATGGCCGCGCAGGGTGGTGGCGGCCCCGCCGCAGGCGGCCCACAACAGAGTGATGGGGGCACTGGTGAGATGCAACGCATAAGCGAGCAACAAACTCCACCAACTCAAGATGATATAAATAATCAACTGAATAATCAGTTAGTTCAATAGAAACTGGAGAGTAACATGGAAAAATGGGAACAGTACAAAGCACTTCATGATGACGAAAACATCTCGTGTGATGATGCTACCGTGATCTCAGATTATTGCGTCTCAAATCAGCTACCAGCACCAACTCTTAGAGTTGTGATGCCGTCCACTGCTTTTGAAGATGGCATGACCATTGATGACTTTGTTAAACTCAACGGTTTTCCATCTGATGAACCTGTTCATGTCATGGGTAAATGGGGAAGTAAAGTACCCGTGGAAATGAAGCAAGTTCGAATCGCGGCTGATAATAATGACGTAAATGAATATCCAGGTTGGGAAGACTACTTCTTGATGCTCAACGTCTCCAACGCACAGCAAAGAAGTAAGGAAGAAGCCGTGATGTACGTATTCCAAAATGACCCAGCTAAAGAACAGGAGTTCTTTGGAGATTTTGAAAAGTTATGAAGAAGAGTTCAGTTAAATTACTAGCAGCGAAACTGGCCGCGCGGCCGCCTTCGGCTAAAACGCCAAAAATGCGTAAATCCGTAGGTTATTAATCTTTTCATTTAACCAAATTAGGAAATTCAACAAATGGTAGAAGAAGCAAATGTCGATAGTATTCAATCCCAAGAAGGGGTGCAGGACGGGTCGAGCGGGAACGTTCTTCAAGAAGGCCAAGGGACTGGGAACACTGAAGGGAAGTCGGAGTCACAGGGGAAAGACCTCACTGTATCTAACGAATCAACGAGTGATGACGAAAAGCAAGAGCAAACCTCAGCATTATCGCTTTATCGAGCATTAAAAGATCCCCGAACTGCAAAGTCCATTCTCACTGTTCTAGCTCAAGAACATAACATTTCCTTCGGCCCCAAAGACACTCCCCAAGAAAAGCAAGAAAAAGTTAGTTCTCTCCGTGATGTTATCAAGGAAGAACTTGGCGACGAATACCAATTCCTAGCTGGAAAGCTAGGGAATGTGATGGAGAAAGTTCTAGCTAACGAGCGAAAACTTAACTCGGCTCAACTAGCTGAAATCTCTAACCGCCAAGCCGAGCGAGAAGCTGACGAGGCTTTTACTTGGCTTGCGGCAACATATACCGACGCAAATGAGTACGAATCAGAAATTGCTGCACTCATCGAGCGAACTCCAATGCCAAGGGGCATTTCTGCGAAAGAACATCTTGAAGAACTTTATGCGATAGCTAAGCATAGAGGAACTAAAGTTAAGACGGCCAAGGCATTGGCCGGTAAAATCACTCGCAATTCATCCGATCCAGATACAAAACTAAACGGAAAACGCCCGACTGACACTGGAGTCAAGGCGCGGCCAGCAGAATCGCTGGATGATGCTATAGCTAGAGCTATGGAATCCATCAAGTGATTTAGAAGGGATGAAAAATCCTTAAGGGAATTTGACTTTTATGGCCATCACTTTTGGCGATACCTCAAATCCCTCAAACATTACTACTTATCTTGACGCGCTTTTTAGCCAAACTCTTGCAAATTACAGCAAGAAGATGATTGATAATATTGGTAAATCCAATGCACTTTTCCATAAATTAATTGCTGGTAGTATGTATGAGGACGGCGGATCTGGAACTTACATCCAAATCCCTCTCATGACCGCTCTGAACCCCATCGACACGTATGAAGGTTATGATGAATTGTCCGTAACACCCATCGAGGGGGTTACGTCTGCGGTTTATCAATGGTCTTCCATCGTTACACCCATCGTCTACGCGATGCTCGACGTTCTAAAGAACAGAGAGCGAATTGTTGATCTCGTGAAGACGAAGATCATGCAAGCGGAAATGGGGATTCAAGAAGGCTTCATGACTCACTTCCTCCAAGGGAGTGGAAATGGTGCTCTCACAACTCCCAAAGTTAGCGCAGTGAATGGATCTACTTCTGTTGATCCAATTGCGAAGTTAATTGAATATAGCACCACCGCGGAAACTGTTGGGAACATTTCTGGAAATACCGAAACATGGTGGAGGAATCAGACTTTCACCTCAGTTGCTACTACTTATGTTGGCTTCTTGAAAGAGATGGTCAATATGTATAACAACTGTTCTAAGTCGGCCGGAGGCCCTCCCGACCTGATTCTGATGGATCAAGGCTCATATGAGTTGTTCCACTTTGCGTTTTTCAATCAGTATCGTCAAATCTCAGAAGACCAGAAATTCCCCTTTACTAATTTCAAGTTTATGGGAGCCACGGTTGCGTGGGATGAGAAAATTCCGAATGTCTTTGCAGGCACTACGGACACATCCACCACCACAGGTGGAACGGCCTACTTCATCAATACCAAGTTTTTTAGGATGAAATATATGAGCGGCCGTGATTTTGTGATGCTCAAGGACGAGAACGGTAAGAGTTTCGCAAAGCCCATTAATGGTGATTCTCGTGTGGGCCATATGGTCTGGACGGGTAACATTTGCGTAAACAATCGCCGTAAGCATGGTGTTCTTGGCAAAATTGCCAGGTCGCTTACTTAAAGAGAAAGGAGATATAAAGAAATGAA